CATAACCGAGATTAAAGTTGGAAGCCGAATCCATAAAGCTATTTGCGACCGAACGCCAGATTGAATATCTGGATGCTTACGAAAAGTACGGTAGCTTCAAAAAAGCCTCGGAAGCCCTTGGCGTAAATCAGCGCACAATGGAGCGATCCATTGCTAGGGTAAGGGCAGTAGCAGCTAGACAAGGCTATGCTCCAGAACACGACATGACTCACCCGGCAGCACCGGGTTTTTCTGTATCTGGAACCAGCACTTATTACGACAAGGACGGCAATAAAACTGGGCAATGGGTCAAGACCCGTCAGGATGAAGAAAAACGCTTAGAAGCCGTTATGGAGGCTCTAGAGGGCTTTGAATGGAAGCCTGCCCCGACAATTAAAAAGCCCAGCCTAGTCGAGAGGGATTTGCTTACGCTCTACACCCTGACGGACTTCCACCTTGGCATGTATGCTTGGGCAGATGAGGCAGGGGATGACTGGGATCTGAAAATCGCTACACAGGAAATGGTGTCAGCGGTGCAGGAGATGGCGGATGGCAGCCCAAATTCGGAGTGCGGCATCCTGAATCTTCAGGGAGACTTTCTGCACTGGGATGGACTTGACGCGGTAACGCCCGCCTCCAAACATGTTCTTGACGCGGATACTCGATTCGGCAGGTTGATTGACATGGCCCTTGACACGATTGTGTGGGCAATTGACTCCCTGCTTGCGAAGCATGAGAAAGTCAAGATCATCATCTGTGAGGGCAACCACGATCTTGTTGGTAGTTTGTGGATACGGAAGATTCTCAAGAAGCTCTACAGTAAGAACCCCAGACTTGAAGTAGATGACACCGAATTTCCGTACTACGCCCATTTGCATGGGTCAATTATGCTGGGCTTCCACCACGGCCACAAGACGAAGAATAAATCTTTACCTGCCCTCTTTGCCTCAGAGCCACGCTTTCGTAAGATGTGGGGCGACGCTGCCTATTGTTACATCCACACGGGTCACTACCACCATACTGAACAAGATATGGCCGAAGGTGGAGGCGCAATAGTGGAGCGTCATCCAACGCTTTCAGGCAGAGATGCCTATGCCGCTAGAGGCGGATATGTCTCTTGGCGCGCTGCTCATGCAATCACATACCACAAAGATTCTGGAGAATGCAGACGTGTCACAGTCACCCCTCGGAGGAAACATGGAACTGAATCACTGTAAAAAAGCGGAAGTTCTTTGGGACGACATCCGTAACGCCAAGAACAAGGGCGAAATCCTGCATGCTGTACGCCAGTGGGCTTCCCACTATGGCATGCACAGCAACATGCCTAGCGATGTCTACAAGAAGCTAGAAGACGCTACAACGCATTTCTACAGATGATGGCTTTGTGTCATTGGTGGAGCATTGCGGGCAAGATTGTCTTAGTTTGCGCTGCTTGATCTTTCCAAATCTGGTCTGATTTTTGGTCAGATTTTCATTCCCGCTCGCACATAAATCCGTGGAATCTGACGGGATTGGGCAGAATTATTCCCGTTTGGGAATAAAATAACGGTGTTGCTTATTTTAGGATAACGGACATCTTTTCCTGAAACCTGCAACAAAAACCCCGCCGAAGCGGGGCTTGTTCTTACTTCCAGTAACCGTTCTCTTCATTGAAGGTCAAGACTTCTGGATCGCAGTAGGAATGTACATTGGTGTACACCTCGCACCAGTAGCCGTTCTCATTGTTGAAGGTGTCGATGTCAGAGGCAAGAACACCAGAACTGATGCCTACTATGGTTGCACCCAGCACAAATGCTACGATTGATTTCATGATAAAACTCCCAAAAGTTGTAAGGTAGGAGTATATTAGCAGATGCTTATGGATAAATCAATAGAAGAAATCGAACTGGAAAACCTAGAAGCCGGGGAAAAGTTCCGCTTTGGCGGAGAGGTAATGACCGTCCTTGAGAATCAAGGCACGAGATATGTGTTGTGTGAACGCGGCTCAGAGGTGATTCACTTGAGCCACGATTACTTAGTACAGCCTATCGACTAATAGCCGTTCCATTCCCGGCGGAGCAAGCCACAGAGATTGTCACGAACCGGCATCAGTTTTTTGTAGTCTGGGTGATCTGTATCGTAGAACTCCCATCCCTTGCCGTGTGATCTAGCGATCTGGATCATTCTTTTGCAAACATCCTTTAGCTCTTTGCGGATCTGCATGATGTTTAATGTTTCTAGGCGGTTCAAATTTTCCACTCCTTTTCGTTTTTGCGGCGGTTGTAATCTGCCCTGCTAAATCTGCCCGGCTCCCATTTGCTCCAATGGGATTTCTTAGCTGCCATACGGCTTGCAGTTGATTTGTCTAATGTACCCGTATTCATGGCTTCTTCGATACTCCAACCCCTTCTAAGGCGGCTGTAAAAACAATGACGAGTAATGCCGTTCTTTTCTACCTTTTCCAGAATCTCTTTATCTACCTTCACTTATTTTTCCTCCAAAAATCACGAAAGTCTTTAGGGCCAAGGGCAACCAGCACGACAGCAGATGTCGCCGCTAGAAATGCGTAATAGAACGGAGTCATAAAGATTTTCCACGCGAATGATAGTTTCTCGCTCATTTGTCCCCCAGCATCTTAAATTGATTAATAGGAAGATGGATTACAGGCTCAATGTCGCCATTGTCACGGGTCTGAGCTGTTCTGCCGCCAAATCCAATCTGGAATGCAGATGTGTCTGTATCCGGCGAAATAGCTAAGTAGCCTAAGTTGTCATTCCATTCCGCCACGAACACGAATGTCAGCTTGTTTTTCAATACGAAATCAAGCCCGGCATTCCATTTGCCTAACGACAAAAAGATCGTTTCATACTGCTGGCTTTCTACGAATCTGCGCTTGTACTCAATGATGGCTGTTGCTATGCCATTCCGGGTAGCAATCCAATCTAGCCGATAACTGATTGGCATCTTGTGTAGTGTCGCATTGAACTTTGATTCCAGTATTGGCTGAATTCGCTTTTCGTCTTTTAACGACAAATCGTTTTCGTACATTTTTCTCAAAACGGAGCCTCCCCAAAGTCATGTGCTAATGCCTGCCTAACGACAGACTTTTGATTGCTGGATAAAAACGACCAAACTTGCTCTTGCTCTTTTTGGTCTAAGTCAATCCAAACCTCTTTAATCCCAAACCAATCTTCAATATCGCAATACTCGATAATATCGAATAGGGCTGCCTGCAATCTGAGCTTGGGTGATCTAGCTAAATCATTCATCTGATGCCCTCTCAATGTAATCATCCAAAAACACTAATGCTTGCATGGCATGGATTTTGTCTAATTCAGCCCGGATGTTTTTTCTTTGCCTTTTTGCGCGGATAATTTCCCGATCCGCTACCCGCACTCTGTTTAGCAGGGAAGTGCGAAATCCGTTTAGGCTAGGTGGATTCATTTAATTTCTCAAATTTCTGGATGCGCTCCCCGATCCATTTCATTACTGGAACAGCCATTGAGTTTCCTAGAGCCTTATATCGAGGGCCATCTGGGGTTGTTGCTCTGACATCTGTATATCCATCAGGAAAGCCTTGCAGCCGCTCACATTCTGTTGGGGTAAGGCGGCGGACTGCCATGCTTGAGGCATAGACGGCAGCCACTTGATTTGTGACTTCAGTTGATTGCGGACTGCGGCTTGGATCGTTTGATGCGGTTAAAGTTGGTGCGACTTGTTGCATAACCGCTGGCGTTTTGCTCTTGTCTAGCGTTGGCGTTACTTCGGTTGAAACGCTATCACCCTGACTGCTGCTGTTTTGTGCGCCAAAAGCTATTGGCCTTTCAATCGCAACAAATTGATCTTTTCCTCCATATCCAAGCGGCGTTTTCATTGATGCCGTTAGTGCTGGAGTAACTGCGTATGCTTGAGTGCAAGGCTGCCGCAATCCGCCAACTTGCGTTTCAAGGCAAGGGGATATTTCTGGGCAAACCACATGGTAGTCGCCAGAAAAGGCTTCTTGATTATTTTGCCATTGATGCTTTGCTGCTGAGGCCATCAAGGTTCCTGCGATTTCACGACCGCTTCCAAGGCTTCTTGGAGCATAGGCGGAAGATTTTTCCCGCGCTTCTCGGCTCGGCGGAGAATCCCCGCGCAGGCTTTCGCGCTCAAATAAAACCGCTGCGGCAGGTCGCCAATTTCCAAGGTATCCGACAACGAACACACGGCGGCGTCGCTGGGCCACTCCGAAGTATTGAGCGTCAAGCACTCGGTAGGCGAACCCATACCCGAGTTCTGCCATCGCCCCGAGGAAGGAGCCAAAATCCCTTCCTCCGTTGCTGGACAAGACACCGGGGACATTTTCCCAGACCACCCACTTGGGCTTGAATCGGTCAGCAATGGCAAGATAGACGAGGGCCAAGTTGCCACGCGGGTCATCCATTCCTTTGCGGAGTCCTGCGACTGAGAATGACTGGCAAGGGGTTCCTCCCACGAGAAGGTCGATTGGTTCAAGATTCCACTCCTTAAAATTAGTCATATCGCCGAGATTCGGCACATTGGGATAATGATGCGCTAGCACTTCACTAGGAAATTTCTCGATCTCTGAGAACGCTTCGGGCGTCCAGCCCATCTCATGCCAAGCACAAGTAGCGGCTTCAATCCCAGAGCAGACAGATAAATAATTCATTAGTAATTAGCCCGTTTTGACCATCGGTGGGCAAGGCCGACTCGCAAGGGTGGTCAGAGGAAATTAAAAGGCAATATCACCACCCCAATCATCGTCTTGGGCTGGAGCAGCGCCAGACATCATCTGATAGTCCTTTGACTCAGAGATTTTCGTCTGCAACCACTGCGGCAGGTTGATGTACTTGTCTTCGTCAAAGCCTTGGTCGCCAAACTCAAACAGCATGGTTGGGTTGATTTGCTCCGGAACAGGCATGCCTTTTGGCATCGTTGCGATGGACTTTACGTTGGCGTAAGTGCGACCGTTATTCCCGGTAGCGTGTACGACATTCACCATGCAAGGCTTACCGAGGATGTTCTTGAGATCAAAGCCCATCAGCTCGTCATCTGTGAACGGACGGCCACGCCAAGATTCCAGAATAGCCCGAAGGGTTGATTTTTCATGCAGGCTCATTGTGAACTGGCGGCTGACCATGAACGGACGGCCATCTGCCATCTGTTCGTTAGACAGTTCCCAGCCGATATAGACCTTGCGCTGCCACTTTTCTTCATTGTTGTAGACGATATGCTGCTGACCGAGATCGACCATTGCATAGCAGATAGCGACATGATTACCTGCCGGAGCGATTTCAAAGTCACGCGCAGGGGCAGAGGTTGCCTGAATAGTAAGGCTCATAATTACTTTCCTTTCATCTAAAATGGACAATGTTCCGCATTTCCAAACTTAGCCGGGCGAGTGGCGGATTCATTCAAACGCCCGACCATTGCCTCATACTCAGCACGCAGCCGAGCAATCGCCAATTCTGCATCACGCAATGAAACTTCAACCCGGTACATTTGATCGTACATTGCGCGTTCCACTTCGTATTCAAAAAGATTTTGATCGTTCATATTAAAACCATCCATCAGCTTTTTCCGCGATTTCTTTTGCGTACCACCAAGGGCGACCTTGGAGCCATTCGCTAATAGCGATGAAATAAAACTTAAACATCTGCGTCTCCTGCAAATTCGTTGAGTTCGTCAATGCAGCCCAACCATACATTGCGGCCTGCGCTGTCAAAGTTTTTCTCAAACAGGCTAATCACCATGTACGGGACATCTTCAATCTTGATGCTGTCACGGATCATTTCGTATACAGCTTTAGTGGCGCTGATTGACCACATCGGGTGGTCTGGGTTCATGCCCTTGTCGGCTTCAGCTTCAAGCTGGTCATGTAGTGCGTCTTGCGCTGCGTTCATCTGTTGCATGTTTTGCTCCTTGCGAGAGTGGGACAACACCGCGTCACCCCATGCCTTGCATTCTAGGTATCTTGAATTAGGGTGTCAACCCCTCTTGAAACTTTTTTTTCAACTTGTAGAATGAGCAGCATGGATAAGCAAACTTTAATAAACGCTATGGGTGGCGTGATGAACGTCGCCAAGCTCGTAGGGATCAGCAACAAGGCCGTTTACCAATGGCCTGACATCCTGCCTCCTCGGATCTATGACCGGGTGATCGGCGCAGCTTGGAGACAGAACCGGATTGACGAGATCCCGCTTCCGATCCACAATCCCTAATCCTCCTCGGTGGCTTGATGGCCTCCAGCCACACCTCCAGTGGCGAACTTTGTCCCGGCTCACGTCGGGATTTTTTTGGCTTGACAGTTCAACCTTACTTGTGCGAGGCTTGGATCTCCTACAACAAAAACCGAGGAAATCATGGAATCAAAAGTCAACCTGCTGCTTGCGCAGCTCAAGAAAGTCACTCCCAAAGGAAAGGGCCAGTGGATGGCATGTTGCCCGGCCCACGAAGACCGCTCCCCATCACTCGCAATCAAGGAAAATCATGATGGACGCATTCTCGTTAAGTGCTTTGCTGGCTGTGGGGCTAGCGACGTTGTACATGCTGTGGGACTTGAACTCAGCGATCTTTTCCCTGATGGCGGATCTGAGAACTTCAACCCGTTCGCATTCGCCCGGTATGAAAAGCGTCAGGCTGAACAGCAATCCAACACACTGGCGACTGAGAAGCTGGTTTTAGACATGGCTCAGGCCAAGAGAGAACGCGGCGAGAAACTTACATCGCAGGATTTAGAGAGAGAAAGAAAAGCGTTTTACGCCTTGCGGAAGGCTGGAGTTTCGTTATAGTTGACCTCACGCGCTGTGGCAGGCGCAAAGAGGTTGAGAGACAGTCTTCATTGGGCTGGTCTTCTCGACCGTTTCTAACCCAGCAGGGTGCTCGACCTCCGGAACTGCCACCGGGGAGACCAGCACCAATGGAGATTGTTTGTGAATACTTCTACTAAAAAATTCTTTTCCATCAATGAAGATGGTCTTTTGGTTGTTGCTCAGGGTGAAGGCTCAGACCGTCAAACGGTCACATTGAATGTTTATGAATTTGATTGGCTTATTGCCCACTCCAGCGAGATTCACAATGAAATGAGCCACCCGTGTTACGCTGGAGATGAATAATGCATTACTACTCATTCAACATTGGCGATTACGCCAGCCACACCCGGCATCTAACATTACTTGAAGACTTGGCTTACCGCAGATTGCTTGATCTTTACTATCTGCATGAACAACCGCTTAACGAGTGTTCAACGACCGTTGCACGACTTATCAACATGCGTGACAACGTAGAAGAAGTTGCTGCAATTTTGGTCGAATTTTTTGACCATGAAGAGGGCGTTGGATACATAAATCCTCGCGCAGATGCAGAAATTGAAAAGTTCAAATCTAAGCAGGAAGCGGCTTCTAGGGCAGGCAAGGCATCAGCCCAACGTCGGTTGAACATGCGTTCAACGGTCGTTCAACCAACCAATAACCATAAACCAATAACCAATAACCAAGAAACAAAGAGAGAGCGCTTCGCGCCTCCCTCCGTTAGCGAAGTTGCTGAGTACATCAAAGAAAAATCATATTCGGTCGATGCACAACAGTTTGTGGATTTTTATTCTGCAAAGGGTTGGGTTGTTGGTTCCAGCAAAATGAAAGACTGGAAGGCTGCTGTCAGAACATGGGAGAACCGGAATAGAAAAGATCAGCCTGCTAACGAATGGAGGCTGAACGCGATATGAACATCATCAACGACATCGACCTTCGTCGCTTCATGGCGAGACAACAAAGCCAGTCCATCCGCCCTGTAACGGATTTCTTTGATGGGGCAATGGAGCGCCTTGCGCAGGGTTCCGCAGTCTTTGGCGATCAGATGCCTTGGAGCAAGACCGCCGACAAGTTCCGATTCCGCCCAAAGGAAATGACCATCTGGGCTGGCGAGAACGGTGGCGGTAAATCTTTGGTTCAAGGCCAGACTGCCTTATGGCTTGCCGCCGCAGGTAAAAAGGTTTTGATCGCCTCAATGGAAATGCCCGGCGAAGCCACGGTTGCCCGCATGTTGCGTCAAGGCTGTGGATCACCGCTACCGCCACGAGACCTAGCAACTGGTCTGATGAATTACACCAAGGACAAAATCTGGATCTACGACCAGATTGGAAGCGTCAAGCCTGAAGAAATCATCGCAATGATCCATTGGGCTGCTGAAGAGTTGGGCATTGACCACATCATGATCGACTCACTGGTGAAGTGCGGCGTAAAGATGGAAAACGAAAACCAGCGTGACTTCGTTGATGCTTTAGCGTGGGCTGCCAAGGAACACCAGATCCACATTCATCTCGTTCATCACATCCGCAAAGCTGCTGACGAAAAGGCCATGCCGGACAAATACTCAGTCAAGGGTGCTGGTGAAATTGTGGATTTGACGGACAACCTGCTGATTATCAGCCGGAACAAGGTGAAAGAAGCCAAGATCCGCATGATGCAGGAATACGACCGCTCTGAGCCTGACGGCTACATCCGAATAGCGAAACAGCGTCATGGCGAGTTTGAGGGCTTGTTTCAGTTTTGGTTTGACGCTCGCTCTCAACAATGGATTCCGGAACACGGAATGCCGCACATGCCTTTTCCGCCACCAGATGAGAACGGAAAATTCCCTAGCTTGTACGGCGAGGTGGAAGTATGAGCCGAGAAGCAAACAGAAAACGCTGGCCCGAATTAGCTAAGGTAGTTGACCAAATGCGTCAGGTATTCGGAGATGTACACACATTGTGCATACACGAGAAAGGCAAGCTCGTCGCCGGCAAACCCTACGGCGAAGGTTCAATATTTATCATCCCGGAAGAGGACTGGCAACCGAAGAGGAAAAAGAAATGAATTTAGATCCACGCAGCCCGGAAGAGCTGATTAAAGTTTTGCGTGTCGCTGGCAAGAAGTACGCAGAATCCAAAGCCGAACGGGTTTACCTAGAACAGTTTCGGAAATCCAAAAAAGCGATTTTGATGAAACAGGCCGAAGTGTCTGGAGAAAGCATTACCGCCAAGCAAGAGCGCGAAGCCTATGCCCACAAAGATTATCAGGATTTGTTGCTAGGCTTGAAGGTTGCAGTCGAGGAAGAAGAACGTGCTAGATTCGGGTACGAAGCTGCCAAATTAGAGCTTGAAGTTTGGCGTACACAGCGCGCCGATGAGCGAGCAGCCATGAATATGCTCTAAACATGCCCTCAGACGCCCCTCAAACGCCCTAGAATCGACGATCTATGCAAAAAGGTACTAACCCACCGCCCCTATCAAAACAAGAGCGCAGAGAGCGTTTTGAGGCGCTTGCAGAAATGGGCTG